AGGCCACGCCTAAAATGATCATCCCGCACGACGCAAAGACCGAAGCCTATGTGCTCGGCGCCTTGATGAACCACGGCGACCTGCTCAACGAAATCCCTGAGCTGACCGACGAGTATTTTTTTCGTCCCGACCACAAGACCGTCTTCAGCGCCATCTCCGAGATCGTTGTGGACGGCGGCACGCCGGACTTGATCCAAGTCACCCGCCTCCTCGAGGCCCGCAACGAGCTAGTCAAGGTCGGCGGCCCCGGCGCCGTGACCGAGATGATGGGAGCTGCGCTGACGCGCTCCATCGATTATCAGATCGGCATCCTGCGCGACTACGCCGCCCGCCGCAAGATCATCGCCGCGGCCGACCGCATGAAGGCCGCCGCGATGGACACGACCCAAGACGCCGACGAAGCCCTTGCCGTGGCCGGAGCCAGCGTCCTCGACATCGACCTCGCCGGCAAGAACGACAGCATCACGCCGACCAGCGCCATGATGTCGGCCGCCCTCGCCGAGCTGCAGCGCGCCGTTGAGCACAAGGGCAAGCCCCGCGGCTTAGTCACTGGCTACCGCACGTTCGACCTGTGGACCGGCGGCCTGCGCGAAGGCCAATTCATGCTCATCGCTGGCCGTCCCGCGATGGGCAAGAGCGCCCTCCTCGTCAATATCGCCGACAAACTCGTCAACCGCGGTGTCCCAGTGCTGCTGTTTTCCCTCGAAATGCTCCGATTGGAGCTGATCCAGCGCATCGTCTGCGCCCGCTGCTCGTTTGACAGCGCCCGGTTGAAGCTCGGCGACATCGACGCACCCGAAATGCGCCGCTTGGAGCATGAGCACATGCGCCTCGCCGGTCAGCCGCTCTTCATCGATGACGAAGGCGGCCTCAGCATCATGGATGTCCGCGCCCGAGCGCGCCGCGCCGTCAAGAAACACGGCGTTAAGCTCATCCTGGTCGATTACCTGCAGCTCCTCAGCGCGAAAAACGCGCAGTCCCGCGAGAACGAGGTCGGCTTCGTCTCCCGCGGACTCAAAGCGATGGCCATGGAGCTAAAGATTCCGGTCATGGCCGCCGCCCAGCTCAACCGGCAAGCGGAATCTCGCGGCGACAACCGCCCAAAGATGGCCGACCTGCGCGACTCGGGCCAGATTGAGGCCGACGCCGACATCGTCAGCCTCTTGTATCGCCCCGGCTACTACGATTCCGGCACCGACCCGCAGGAAACGCAGACCACCGAGTGGACGATAGCCAAACACCGCGCCGGCCGCACCGGCATGATCCCGCTGGAGTGGCATCCGCCCTACACCCGCTTCGACACCGTCAGCGACCGCTTTACGGATGAGCCGGACGTGCCGTGGGGCCAAGAGAAAGCCAGCGACCTCTTCCCAATTCCGCACAACGTCATGGAGATCATCAATGAATAGCCGCGCAAAGGGCGTCCGCGGAGAGCGCATGTGGCGCGACGAATTGCGCGAAGCCTTCGGCGACTCTGGGATCAGGCGCGGGCAGCAGTTCAGCGGACTTGGGGATTCGCCGGATGTGGTCTGCCCGTGCCTGCCCGACTTCCACTTTGAGGTCAAGTTCTGCCAGGTCGTCAAGATCCGCGACTGGATGCTGCAAGCCATCCGCGACGCCAAGCAGAAACTCTTCCCGGTCGTGGCCCACAAGCGCAACGGCGAGGAATGGCTCATCACCCTGCGCGCCGCCGACTTCCTCACGATTGTCCGCCGCTCCGATTTTCTTAGTCCAACAACACAACAACCAACCAACGCATAATATGCCATCAAAAACCATAACCACACCCGCGGGCATCGCCCGTTATCCTCACCTCAACCGCCCCGACAAGAAGTATAAGGAGGAAGGCGAGTTCAAGGTCAACCTCGAGATGTCCAATGAGGACGCCGAGCCGTTCATCAAACAGATCGAAGCTATTTTCGCCGCGTTTCTCGCTGAGAAAAAAGCCGAGCTGAAGAAAGACAAGCTCAAGCAGCACGACGCCCCGTGGTCCGAAAACGACGGCATGACGCAGCTCAAGCTCCGCGTCAAAGCCATGGGCAAAACCAAAGACGGCGAGACCTTCTCGCGCCAGCCGAAGCTCTTCAACGCCGCGGGCGAAGTCATCACCGACAACATCGGCGGCGGCTCCAAGCTCAAGGCTGCGGTCGTGCCCTACCTCTGGTACACGGCGGCACTGGGCGCCGGCGTCACGCTGCAGCCTAAAGCGGTGCAAGTCCTTGACCTCGTCACCTGGGGCGACGGCGGCAGCGCTGCGGCTTACGGCTTTGATGTTTCGGAAGCCAAGCCCGCGGCAGCCAAGACCGGCACCGACAACGAAGAGATTAGCTGGTAACCATCATGCCAGCCAAACGCACCACAACACGCAAGCCGAGCACCAAGGGCAAGGCGGCGAAAGCCGCCAAGCCCGCGGCACCGGATCGTTTCACCGAGGACGGACGCAAAATCGTCCGCCTCGAGAAGACCCGCGCCCACCAGAAATATCCGCTCAAGGACGGCACCGAAGTTCCCGGCGCCAGCACCATCGCCAAGATCGGCGAGGACTCAAGCGGCCTCATCCACTGGGCGTGGAAGCTCGGCATGGAGGGCCAAGACTACCGCAAGGTGCGCGATAAGGCGGCCGACATCGGGACGCTGGCCCACTTCAAAATCGAGTGCTTCCTGCACAACCATGAACCCGACCTCAGCGAGTACTCGCCGGCGGACGTGGAGAAAGCCGAGATCGCCTTCCAAAACTTCCGCCGCTGGTGGGACGACGAAGGTCTCACCGTCATCGAACCGGAGGTCCAACTTGTAAGCGAAACTTACTTGTTCGGCGGCACCATCGACGCCCCGAGCCGCGACCGCGACGGCAAGATCGTCCTCCTCGACTGGAAGACATCCAAAGCCATCGTCGGCGCCCACAAGATCCAGTTGGCCGGCTACGAGCAACTGTGGAACGAGAACCGCCCGGACATGAAAGTCCAGCGCCGCGGCATCGTCCGCATCGGCAAGGAATCCCCGGACGACTTCGAGGTCGCCTGGATGTTCAGCGCCGAGCCGTTCTGGAAGGTCTTCCAAGCCCGCCTGTCGCTCCACTACGCGCAGTTGCAGCTCAAGAAAGCCGCCTAATGCCCAAACGCAAATACATAGCCATCATCCGGCGCAAGCTCGGCCGCGAAAAAGCGGACGGACTCACGCTGGGTGATGGCCGTGTATACATCGACCCGCGCCAGAGCGGACCCGATGAGCTGGACACCGTGCTGCATGAGCTGATCCATCACTGCTACCCCGACTTGAGCGAGGAGGCTGTCGCCACCGGCGCCGAGATTATGGCCCGCAGCATGTGGCGTGACAAATGGAGGCGCGTCATGGAATGACCGCCGCCGGTTTCATCCTTATCGGCCTTGCCATCGGCGTGCCGCTCGGCGCTTTGGCGTCCTACGGCGGCATGTTCGCTTGGGCCATCCGCTGTGGCAACAAGGAGGACGCAGAATGATCTCCGGGTTTCTCATCGCCCTCGTCGGCTTCATCTATTTCGCCGTGGCCATCGACCTCGGACTCATCCAACACAAATTCTGGCACGCCATCGTGTGGTTTGGCTACGCAGTTGCTCAAATCGGCCTGTGGCGCATTTCACTTTATGACTAAGCCCCGAGATATGTACGACCTGACGATTCATCCGACTGACTCGCCAGAGATTAAGGCCAAGCTCAAGCAGGCCATTAAACTTTACAACGAAGTCGGAAGGGATCGCGCAAGCAACAATCTTCCGGCTCTTGCTGCTGCTTTTGCAGCGCGCAAGCGCAAGCAATCGAAATGACTTTCAAACTGACGGCTCAAGCGGGTTCTTGCCGGCGTTCATGTGGTGTGGCGCCGCGGAACATCTCCGGAATGCCCAGCTCCAGCGAGCAAGACGACTGGGGCGCCGTCACATTCTTTGTCCGGGCAGCATGGTTACACGGATGAGCGGCAGTGAAGCAGGGCTTCGACCCGCCACATCGGTCTCGGGAGGCATCCACGGTTTATCCGCCTGTGTGGAGCTAAAATCCACGCCCCACTGGAGCCGCAAGACTGGCAACCCGCATGTTGAAAAGGTGAGCGCTCACCGTCCCCGGCAATCTTTCGCATGATCGCCTTTTGCCCCGACCGCGACCGCGTCTATGTGGACGGCATTGAGTGCCCGTGCCGCACTTACGTCTACTGCAAAAACGGCGGCGGCGAGAATGATTACATCACGGTCATCCGCGAGGACAACGGTCGCACGTTGACCGCTCGCATCGACCAATTGGCGTTCGCGCCAAATCCGACTTTGGACATCTTGGGCGCCGATCCGGCTTAACAACGGATTCGGGGGAATCTGGCGGCTGCGCAGCCGCACCGGACGGCGCCCATTTACTTTGTGAACGAGCACCAGCAGAGATTTAAGCCCACGCCGCACCCCGTCATGCAGCTTGATTATGAGCTGCTTGAAAGGCTAGGCGCTGATGACGGCTGGAAATATCTCAAGACACGCGAAGAACTGATCGCCCGCGAGGCCAGCGATCCGTTCCGCTATGGCTACGTCCCGCCGATCTGGAAGCGCGCGTCCGAGTTGCTGGAAAAGCACCGCGAAATCTTGGTCATGGGCGGCAACCGCTCGGGCAAGACCGAGTGGGCGGCCAAGGAGGTCATCAAGACCATGTATTCCAGGCCCGGGGCAGTTGTCTGGTGCTTCCAAACCACGGCGCCCAACTCAATCGAATTGCAGCAGCCGCGCATTTGGAAATATCTCCCGCCGGAGTGGCGCAACGCGCGCAAATCGCAGGTCACGAATATAACCTACAGCGTGAAGGGAGGCTTTACAGAGGCCAAATTCGTGACGCCGCAAAACAGTGTCTGCATCTTCCGCAACTACGCTCAAGACCCGAGCACGATTGAGGGCGGCGAGATCGACATGTGCTGGTGCGACGAATTGGTCCCGCTCGACGTGCTGGAAACCCTCCGCTTCCGCCTCGTAGACCGCAACGGCAAGCTCGCCGTCACCTTCACGCCGGTGCAGGGATGGTCGCCGACCGTGGCCGACTATTTGTCCGGCGCCAAGACCGTCACCGATGCGGACGCCGAACTGCTCCCGCTCAAAAATGAAAGGGGCGAAATCTCCGGCTACGAGAAAGTGCCCATCGAGCAGATTAATCCCAAGGGCCGCCCGATTTTATATTTCCACACACAATCAAATCCCTGGGCTGGCTGGACGCGCATGCGGCAGGAGTTGAAGAGCGAGACGAAGGAAAAGATCCTCTGCCGCGCTTACGGCGTGCCGACCAAAGCCATCAGCGGCCGCTTCCCGCTCTTCAATCCCAAGGTGCACGTCATCCGCGCCTCGGATGTGCCAAGCGGCACGCGGTATCATTGGGTCGATCCGGCGTCAGGCAAAAACTGGGCCATGATCTGGACCGTCCACGACACCGCCGGCCGCATCATCGTCTACCGCGAATGGCCCGACCAAACGTCCTACATCGAAGGCGTGGGCTACGCCGGCGAGTGGGCGCTGCCGGACGGCAAGAAGCTCGACGGCAAGCCCGGACCCGCGCAGCAAGACTTCGGCTTCGGCTTGGAACGCTACCGCGACGAAATCCTGCGCGTCGAAGGCGGCGAGGAAATTTTCGAGAGGTGGATGGATTCGCGTTATGGCCACGCCCGCACGCTGGCCAAGGAATCGCCGACCACGTTGATCGACGAGATGGCCGACCTCGGCATGCTCTTTACGGCCACTCCGGGCGACAGCATCGACGAGGGCGTCAGCATGATCAACGACGCGCTGTCATACAACCCCGAAAAGTCGGTGGACGCCCGCAACCAGCCGAAGCTGTATATCTCGGAGAACTGCAAGAACGTCATCTATGCGCTGCAGACTTACACCGCGGCGGACGGCAAAAAAGGCGCGACCAAAGACTTTATTGACCTCCTGAGATACGTTTGCCTTTCGGACGCCATCAACGTCGAGGGCGACATCCTGCGCTGCACCGAGGGAGGCAGCTACTGATGACCCAGGCGCCGCCATCACCGCCCTGCCGCCTGCGTCCGCGCCGCCGCGGCAACGATGCGCCCAAGTGCGGCGTCTGTGCCAAGCCGCCTCGTATCGGCGAGATCCACGGCAAGGACTTCCAGCTCGGCATGATCTGCACCGACTGCGGGCCGCACGTTGTCGCCGCCATCTGGCAGCTCGAGCGCATGGTGCATAGGCGCTAAAGCGCCAGAAATGACAAGTTAACCCAAAAAACCGACTTAAAGCGCCACATCTGACGACTTATGTTCACCAAAACCAAAGCCATCCCAGCCGATCTCTACCGGCCCAGCGACAACTACGAACCCAAGGGCGCCCTCGCCTTCAGCCGCGAGCAGGCGCCGCCGGCCTTCATCGCCGTCATGGCCGAAATCCAAGACCGCATCGCCGACACCTCCCTGCTGGTCAGCACCATGGCCACGGCCAAGGAGCCAGGATATCTCGCCCATGCCGCCGGCCAGCTCTCCGCGCTTAACGAACTGTGGGACGCCCTCGAGCAGCGCCGCGCCGAGTCGGTGACTGTGGAGTGAACTATTCGACAGTTTAGAATAGTTGCCGTAGATCGACTCCGGCTCCATCTACCGCCGTCGAATTAACATTCCCGCTCTATACCCATTCGGGTTTAATCCCGTCGAAATCGACGGCTTTATACCCGCTCGGGAATTGTTGCAAATCGTAGGACAATGTCAAAAAGTGCATACAGTTTGTGACAAGTAGTGGTCTTTCTATCCACCCCGGCGCTCGTCACAAAAGAAAATGCTGGACATTTGTCCAGTAGCCTGTATACTTATTAGTATCAACGTGGAGTCGCGCCCTCATGGCGCACGGTGTGTTGATCGGACTGGCAGACGCTCTGCTTGGCACTTCTTGGAGGTTTATCCATGGACGAAGGGAAGGCCGCTACGGCGGCAGGTAAGGACGATATCATTTCACTTGCTCTCGATGAGTTGCGGCCACCGGCCGAGCGCGTCGAGGAAGAAGTGAAACCGGAGGAATCCGGTGATCTTTCACAAGACGAGACAACCGAGGAATCCGCGGAGCAATCCGATGAATCCTCCGAAGATGCAGAGGAAGCGACCGAGGACAGCGAAAGCTCCGAGGACGACGACGAAGCCAGCGAAGACGAAGCGCCCACGCAGGACAAGGTCCAGAAGCGCATTGACAAGCTGACGGCTCAGAAAAAAGCCGCCGCCGAAGAAGCCGCCGCCGCTAAGTCCCAATACGAGGAAGCCCAAAAGCGCCTCGCCGAGCTGGAAGCCCAGGTCAACGAAGCCGCCCGCCCGGTGCTTCAGCCGACCGCGGAGAACCCGCTGGCCGATGTGGACACGCCCGAGGCGCTCGACGCCAAGGTGAAGTCCGCGCAGGAAGTCCGCCGCTGGGCGCTCAAGAATACCGACGGCGCCACGGTCAAACGACCGGACGGCACCGAGGTCTACTTGGACGCCGACCAGGTCAAAGACTACCTCATCAAAGCCGACGATGTTCTAACCATCCACGCTCCGGCCCGCCAGCAATGGCTCGCCCAGCGCCAACCGGCCGTCGAGGCAGCGAAGAACCTCTTCCCGGACATCTTCAAGAAAGGCACGCCGCTGCACACGGCGTATCAGGCCACCGTCAAGCAGGCGCCGGAGCTTCTGAAGCTCCCGCAGCATGAATACTGGATCGGCCTCGCGCTCTACGGTGAGCAGCAGCTCATGGCCAAACAGGCCGCCGAGCAAGCCAAGACCAAAGCCGCCAAAAAAGTCTCGTCCGCGAAGGACAGCAAAACTCCGACACCTGTCAAGCCGGTCAGTCAGCCGAAAACTTCGACCAGCAAAGGCGCGTCCAAAGCAACGCGCGACAGAATGCTCGCCTCGGGTCGTCTTGATGACGTTGCCGATTTTATGAGCGAAGCACTCTTCGGATAAACCTCAAAAAAGAAAGAATCTAAATTATGTCAGCTCCCGCTGGAACCCTGTTCCCAGCCGTTGGTAACCGCGAGGATCTCCTCGATGTGTTGACGGTCGTGGACGCCAAAAATACGCCCATCTCGTCTTCCATTGCGAAGACCGGTGCGGATATCACCAACCCCGCCGTTTACTCCTACCTCGCAGACTCGTACAACGCCGTCAGCACCGATGGTGTCGTCGATTCCGCCGACGTGTCCGAGTTCTCGGATGCCACCGCCAACCGCGTCCTCCTGAGCGCCCGCGCCCAGAAGATGCGCCGCACTGTCCGCGTCTCGGACTTCCAGGCCAACCTCTCTGACGTTGCCGCCATCGGACGCAAGAAGGAATTTGCCCGTGCGACCGCCAAGGCTCTCACTGAGCTGAAGCGCGACATCGAGGCGACCATCAGCTCCGACAACGACTCCGTCGAAGGCTCTGGCTCCGTTGCCTACAAAACCCGCGGCCTCGGCAAATGGATCGCGGCCTATACCGGCACAGGCGACTTGCCCGTGCCCGCGTCGCAGGCCACGCCTTCCGCGTCGCTCAACAACACCGCGACCACGGCCCTCACCGAAAGCAACGTGCAGAACGTCTTGCAGTCCATCTACGAGCAGACCGGGAGCCAGGATCGCTTGATCATGGTGGCCGGCCCTTCCCTCAAGAAGGCCATCACCAACTTCACGCGCTTCACGGTCAACGCGACCAGCGATGTGTTCAACCTGCGCCAAACCTCGCAGGCCGCGACATCTAATCGCCTCGTATCGAATATCAGTTTCTACGAGGGCGATTTCAGCACTGTCGAGATCGTAACTAGCTTATTTCTAGCTGCTAACGCCTCGACCGACGCCGAGAAATACGCCCGCGGCTACGTTATGTCGCCCGACCACCTCATGCTCCGCTACGGACGCCGTCCGCGGTTCCAGGAGCTGGAGGATCAAGGCGGCGGCCCTCGCGGTTTGGTGGACGCCATTGTCTCCCTCGCCGTCATGTCGCCCAAGGCCATGGCGAAGTTCAACGCGACTTCCTAATTCAACCAAGAAACTACTAACTAGGAGAAAATTAGCATGAAAGTGTTTGAACTTCCCGCCAACACCAAAGCCGCCACCGGCTTCACCCACAAGTGCATCGTCACCGAAGCCGACCTGACCGACGCCGACAACGTGCAGGCTCTGGTCTTGCTTTCGGCTCCCGCCGGCACGGTCGTCACCAACGCAGCGCACAAGCTCGTCACTGAGTTTACGCACGGCGACATGGCCACGCTGACCTACACGCTCGGCAACACGGCCTCGACCAACTCGATTATGAGCACGACCAGCGTTCGCACCGGCGCTACGCCCATCAGCTTCAAGGCGATGACGGCGACTGCCCCGGTGGCCATCACGGCCGCCTCGCAGAACATCGTGGCCGAGTTCACCGGTGAATCCGCCAAGAACCTCAGCCTGCTCACCGCCGGCGAGGTTCACATCTATCTGGCGGTTGCCGACCTCAACGATCTCTAAGATCGATCTTAACACACTGTCGTCCGCACTGCGTAGCGGGTCGGACGGCAGAAGTTAGGATGTCCGCAGAAATATTCGGCGATCTGGTCGCCGACATGGATGGAGACCTCGCACAGCTTGTCCGCGACGAGCTGCAGACCGGCTGGCACGCGCAGCAAGTCATGGCCGGCATCGAGGCGACCAAGGCCAAGCAGCTCAACGACCAGATAGAGCACTGCACCGTTGATGGACTCGGCCAGCATGTCATGGACGTGCCGGCCGATGCTTATTTCGCGTGGCAGCAACATTTAGGGCGCGATTGCTGGGGCGACAAAGACTTCCGCTCTTGGTTCCTCAAGAAAAACCCGCAATGCGCCGTCTCTTACACACCTAGGAAGCCCACCGTCCTCGTCCCATGAAGCAACCCGATGTCAGCCAACTCATCTTCGACATCGATCAAGCCGATGCGGACGGCTCGCAGTATCAGCAGCGGAAGGTCAAGAATTTCAACACCCGCTACTGCATCTGGCCCGGGCAGACTGACGACGGCCGCAAACACCAGAGCGCCTACGGACGCAAAATTTTCCCGTTCGAGAATGCGGCCGACACCAAGGTTTTTCTTAGCGAGACG